CTGTGAGTTCCTCCTGTGAGCCCAATATCTAATCAAGTTAGCATATCGGAAAAGTTCAGGCAACGTAAGAGCTATATTCTTAACGAATATAGGTTTGACATCAATCCCATCATAATAGTGAGAACCACAGCTCTCTCGAAAGCAAACTGAAGAAGAAAAACTCTTCTTTTTGTTTACAGAGAAGCCAAGGAACGAGCTAAAAGATGAAAAGAGATCGAAGGCAGAAGATGGCAAAATAACGTCATCTCCGAAGACACTAATCTGGCTCGTATCTAATTTCAGATATGAGCATACTGCAAAAGCAGCAGCATAAAAGATTAGGCTTTCAAGTTCAAAAGTGAAGCCGTTCCCCATACTGGAGAACTTCTCCCACTTAATGAGCTTTCCTTCGAGTTTACCGAAATGTGACCGACAAGCGTCCATTATCTGAAACCAATGAGGAGGAAGACATCCCTCCACAAGGCGAAAGGCAATGGTATCGCTAGCAGAAGAAAAGTCAACAGTTGCAAGCTTGGAGTCATAACTTCCAAGCCTTGCAAGTTGCTGATTTCTTTCCTGCGAATTCAAGTCGATCCCATGTACGAAGAGGCGCTCACGGATCATAAGGCCAATAGCTTTTTGAAACCAGAGATTAATCCCTGGCTCAATAGCTATGACACGGTCCGTAAACGCATCCTTCGGCACAGTGACAACATAATTCCCAGTCTCAAATGAAGGGAAACCTGATTGATTCAGGTGCTCCCCCCAAATGGGATAAGCCTCTGCAAAGAGGTCGGAGATTATGTAGTACAAATCACGCGTTATTCCAGTTTCACACTGGAACTTATTGGTGGCTGATGCTTCAACTCCCTTTAAGAGAGTTGTCACACCAGGACCCCAATTAGCCTTGTTGAATAGGTCTTCAGGAGAATAACCGACCAGCACATCTTCGATTTTACGAATGAATGTGTTATACATCCAAACGTTCGGACCCCTATATGAAGGGTCAGAAGTCAGATGTGTCAGTCGGAAATTCGTTTGCCTACACAAAGCCTCAGATTCTGAGAACTTTGTAAAAGCAACTTGCTGCTTATCTACGCCGGTCTTTAAAAAGGTCGACTTTGACAGCAGTTTTGTTGCAGCGTAAGCATCTCTAAAATCTACTAGATTATTATAATCTAGTGGATTGAAAGCCAAAGTTTTTAACTGTGAAGGATCATCACGAATGATGATCCAAACAGCCAAAGAACGAGGGCAATCGAGAGACTGAAGAATTTCTTCAACAGCAGAAAGCGTTACGCTCTCTGGAACGCGATATTGTACGAACTGGGAAACCAGTTTCGAACTATGCTTCTTAGAAGACATAGGTGGATCTCCTTTTCTGATACATGGATTACCCCTTAGGGTACTAGCGTTGTGTTTGCTAGAAGCTTAGTAAGGCTTATCCAAGGTGATCACGGCTCCAGGTAGCGGGCTACCAGTTACATCGGTAGGCACGTCGTCAGAAGCGTTGATCGTCGTCATGAACAGGCTCAGAACCCGGCTGAAAAACGCAGTACGTTCAGCAAGGGTGGCTCGTTCAGGAATCAGAAATTCACCATTGAAAGTGCACTCATACGCCTTCGTCGGAGCGGGTTGAATCCCGGTCGCCGTTGACGGAGAGGTCACCTCAAGGGTGGGGGAGACGTACTTCGCTTGAATCCTTGTCACACGGGACGTCTTGGTAGGCGCCCTGCAAGACAAGGTAAAGCTGGGATAACCGATCTGATAACCACTGGATCGATCAACCCATTTCGCGACACCAGTCGGCGTAAAGCCTTCGGGGTCAAGATTGCCGGGTGATCCGGCAGAACTGACATCAACACCTGCAGTAGCACTCGTTGTACGAATGGTACCACCAAGGATTGAGG